GAATATTGAAGAAGAACAAAAATTAAGAGATACAAAAAATCTTGGAGTAAACGACAAAACAATTGACTTAATGAAAAAATTATCCCATTTTTTGGATAAATAATTAAGTTAAATGAATTTCATAGATCAGTTCGTTTTAAATAAAGATGTTGTATTTGTTGGAGAATTTATTAAAAACGAAAACAAAACAAACTTATTAAAATTTAAATGGAATATTGACTCTACCGCTAAAAAAAATAAAAGCGGTAGAGTTTATTTTTTTATTGAGGTTAATCCTGACAACACAAAAGACATTTTAAAAATCGGAAAATCTTCTGACAAAAGCGGTTTAAACGGAACAATAGGATTCTATGTTAACACACTATCTGGAACTCCAAGTATGACAAGATACGCGGTTCACAATTTAATTTATAGAAAACTACAAGAAGATAAAAAAGTTTTAGTTTACTGCAAATTTTCAAATTCAATTAAGACAAAAATAAAAGGAATATTTGAAGAACACGAATCTGAAATTCCGTTGGATATGACATACGTTGAGGAACTATGTTTAAATGAATATCGTGAAAAGTTTTTAAAATATCCTGAATGGAATTTTCAAGAAAGTAATACACAAATACCTTTTGATTTATTAGAAAAATATAGTATGTTTATGGAAGATAAAAAAAATAATAAAATTAAATGAAGACACCTTTAAGATACGCGGGAGGAAAAACAAGGGGAATTAAATTTATTACCCCCTTTGTTAAAGGTTACGATGAAATATATTCACCATTTATTGGTGGAGGTTCTCTTGAGGTTCATTGGGCGTCATTAGGAAAAAAAGTATATGGTTTTGATATCTTTGACGTATTGGTTAACTTTTGGCGAGTTTTATTAGAAAATCCTATTGGGTTATCTGAAAAACTATCAGAAATAAAACCAACACAAGAAGAATACTCAAGAATAAAAGAAATATTATTAAATTGGGACAACACACAAACATTATTATCAAATTGGAAAACTGATTATTATAAAAGAGATAATGTTATTGAATTAGATGACATAACCGCTGCGGCTTATTACTATTTCAATCATAATACTTCTTATGGTCCTGGTTATTTAGGATGGGGTTCAAATGTTTATCTAACCGATAAAAAGTGGGAAGGTATGATTACCAAAATAAAAAAATTTAAATTACCTAATCTACAAGTTAATCAATCGTCATTTGAGTCGGTAATTGAAAATAACCCTGATAAATTCTTATATTTAGACCCTCCTTATTTTTTAGAAAAAGATGAGGATAATAAAATGTTTACAGGAATTTATCCTATGAGAAATATTCCAGTTCATCACGATGGATTTAATCACGAAAAATTAAGAGATTTATTATTAAATCATAAAGGTGATTTTGTGTTATCCTACAATAATTGTGAGACCATTAGAGAATACTATAAGGATTTTGAATTATTCTACCCTAAATGGAATTACTCTATGGGTAATGGTGAAACAAGAATTGGAAAGAATAGAAATGAAATGGGTATAACCAACTCAAAGGAATCTCACGAAATTTTAATTGTTAAGAGATAACCTATTGACTTATTAAATAAATTTACAGATAATTATAAAAACTAAAAACTATGGATGAAAAATATTTTGTGGCAAGAGTAACCATTGATATGGTAGATGCTGAATCAGGAAAATTAAAAAAACAAAAAGAGGAAAAATTGGTTAAGGCTTTTAGTCCGACAGATGTTGAGGCGAAAGTAACAAAACTTTTTGAGTCGTTCACTCAAGATTGGAGAATCACGGCAATTGTTGAAAGTAAAATTGATGAGGTGGTAGAATAATTAATTTTAATTACAATTAATAAAAAGGAGGGAATTATCCCTCCTTTTTTATTTTCCATATATTTATTGTTAATGAAAATTGTAATTACAAAAGAACAATATCAAATTTTACAAGAAGCTTTCAAAAAAAGAGAAGAGGATAAAATCGCGACCGCTATTAGAGATAGTCTTAAATTAGTTTATCAACCAAAAGGAAAATGGGGAGTGATTAACGAACCTGATAATAATTGTGAAACAGGTGAAGGAGTTATTGGTGTGTACCCTCATTTAGAAGGAATTGATAATTGGTCAATCTTAAATAGATTCGATACAAATAGTTTAGTTAGAAATAGGTTAAAAGAAATTTATACTAAGGACACAAATAATTCTAATTTTAATAATGAAGAATTTATTAAATGGTTATTAGAAAATAAAGAAAAATTATTTGATGGTGAATATACTCAAGAATTAGTTGATTTAAATAAATCAACCGTAGATAAAGGGAATAGAAATGAGCAATTCGCGATTGATGTTTTAAAAACCGAATTCCCTAACTCAAATATTAAAAGATTTTGTTCAGGTGATAAAAGAGATACCAGAATGGGTATGGATATTGCGATAGAATCTGAAGGCGATGTTATGTTCGCACAAGTTAAATCGTTTGAAAGTGTTAAACATATGTACGAACCTGAAACAGGTAAAGAATTTTATATGGTTAAGGCATATTTTAATCACGAAAAATACTCAGAAACAAATGTTCAGTTTTTCTTCTTTGTTAATTTTGATAAGGGAGAATACGTATTATTTCAAAATATAAAATCCAATATTCAAACTTCAGGAAATCAAAAAACATTATTTTTAGAAAACCCTTTATTAATATCGGATAATTTAGAATTAGGTAGTGAACCTGAAGAGAGAGTATATAGACAAACAAAAAATATTAAAAAACAGAAAAAAGTTAAAGATATATTCAAAACATCTAACAAAAAATTAGATAATTTAATTAAGAAAAGAGAACTTATCGATAAATTAATCGCTAAAGAATTAGAAAATCTTAAAACGAGTCAATAAAAAAATAGATAGGAAATTATTAAAAATAAGAATTTTTTAATAATCACACATATTTATATTAATAAATTATAACCAAAAACTATGGCAAAAGAAAAATCAGTAGTTGAAGAAGCGATACTTCAAATGAAAAATTTAGAAGAAACAGTCGCTGAAAATGCAAAAGGAATACTTGCGTCTACAATGAAGCAAGAAATCAAAGAACTGGTAAAAGAATCTCTATCCGAACAAGAAGAAGAGGAAGAAGAGGTTGATGATGTTGAAATGGATTCTGAAATTGAAGAACCTGAATCTGATGATGAAGGTGATGAAATGGATGATGATATGGAAACTGATAACGAAGAAGATATGGATTTCCCAGACATGGAAATACCTTCAGATGAAGAAGAACCTATCGACTTAACGGGAAAATCTGACGAAGAAGTTCTTCGTGTATTCCAATTAATGGGTCCTAATGACAATGTTATTGTTACAAAAGACGACTCAGGAAACATCAATCTTAAAGATGGTGAGAAAGAATACATGATTGTGCAAGAATCTGAAGAAGAAGAAGTTATGGATACGGACTCTGATGAAATGATGGAGGAAACAGAAATGGAAATGGAAGAATCTTACAAAGAAGATGAAGAAATGGAAATGGACGAATCTTATTTAGAAGAAGATGAAGAAATCGTTTATGAAATTTCTTTTGACGATGAAGAGGAAGAAGATGAAGAAATGGAAATGGAAGAATCTTACAAAGAAGATGAAGAAATGGAAATGGACGAATCTTTAATGGAATCCAAAATGAAAATAAAAGCAAAAGGTAAGGTTGGTAATGGCCCAAAATTCAAATATTCCTCAAAACCAAACATGACTGGAGGATTTAAAGAAAAAATGAAACAAGGTCCTAAGTCAGTTGGTACAGGTAAAGCTGAATTTGAATACAAAGAAGGTGAAAACATGGATGGAAAAATGAAGAAAGTTACCATCAAAAAAACCGAAACAAAAGAAGCTTCACGTACTTTAGGTGCGGGAAGAAAGTTTGGAAGAAAAGGATTACCCAAACCAAAAGCAGCTCCGAGACACATTCAAGTTGAGTCTACGGATGTTGAAGTTAAACTTCTTAGAGAGAAAAATGAAGAATACAGAAAAGCACTTAACGTATTTAGAAATAAGTTAAATGAAGTGGCAGTTTTCAATTCAAACTTAGCTTACGCTACACGTTTGTTCACAGAACACTCAACTTCAAAACAAGAAAAAATAAATATTTTAAGAAGATTTGATTCTGTTGAATCGTTAAAAGAATCTAAGAGTTTATATCAAACCATTAAAAATGAATTGTCCACAGACAAAGGAAAAAGTATAAATGAGTCAGTTGAAAGAATTATTGAAAGTACGCCTACTACAGGTTCGGCAACAACTTTAATTGAATCAAAAACTTATGAAAATCCTCAGTTCTTGAGAATGAAAGATTTAATGGGAAAAATAAAATAAAAATAAAAAAAATAAAAAACAAAAAAAATGGGAGCATTATTAGAATCAGGTCTTGTTGGTAACATCGGGTTAAAACACCTTAAAGTTATTAAAGAAGATACAATTAACAAATGGGATAAATTAGGATTCCTAGAAGGTCTTAAAGGACATTTAAAAGAGAACGTGGCTCAATTATATGAGAACCAAGCATCTTTCCTAATTAATGAGGCAACATCAGAAGGTTCAAACGGAGCGTTTGAAACAGTTGTGTTTCCAATCGTAAGACGTGTTTTCTCTAAATTATTAGCGAACGACATCGTATCAGTACAAGCTATGAACTTACCTATCGGTAAATTATTCTACTTTGTACCTAAAATTCAAGGTTATAATACCGGTAATGAACACTTTGCACCAGTAGGAGCACCTAATGGAGCTAACGTTGGTGATGGTTACGGTGCTGGTAGTACTTACGGAAATAAAAATCTTTACGATTTATTCTATGAAGGTTCTGAACCAGGATTGAATCCGGCAGGGTTATTTGATTATTCTAAAGGTCAATTCACAGCGGTTACAGCATCAACAAGAGTTCAAGTATGGTCAGGTTCAGAATTAATTGACGAAACTACTGAATTAGATAGTGAAACAGTAAGAAAAGTTATCATCAAAATGTCAGGTTTCTCAAATTCAGGAGCTGGTAAATTAATCGGACCTGATGGTAATGAAATCGATACTGAAACTTTCTTATCTGATTTAGTTATCACTAAAGGTGCTGGTTTAGATGTTGACGCCGATTCAGCTTGTGAAGTTGCTGATAACACTCCATTATTATTTAGAGTTGTTACACAACAATACGGTAAAGGAATTGTTCAGTACGGTAAAACTACAACCGTTAACTGGGCAGAAGGAAATGGTGGTTCATTTAAAGATATTTGTGACGCTGAAGGTTACATTTATTTAGAAGTTGACTTATCTTGTCCGGCTTGTGTTGGTTGTGGTGCTGATACATTAGATGGTTACACAGGAACAACTATAGTTTCTGCAGCAACAACTACTTCATTCGTTGCAGTATTTAAAAGATACCGTGAATTAGAATTTGAAGATAAAATTGGTGAAGTTTCTTTTGATTTAGATTCAGTTACCGTTTCTGTTACTGAAAGAAAATTAAGAG